TGCTCGCCGTAAAGGGAGCGACTGGGCCGACGGGCGGCACCGGCGGTACTGGTGGGACGGGGCCGGAAGGTAAAGAAGGCGCGAAAGGCACGACTGGAGAAAAAGGGACTACCGGAGAAAAAGGAACCACCGGGGAAAAAGGAGAAAAAGGCACCACTGGTGAAAAAGGGGAAAAAGGTACCACGGGAGAAACTGGACCGGAAGGTACCCCGGGCGGTGGTAAATCATGGAAGAAACCCGTTGGACTATCCTCCACAGGCAACTTTGCCGGCGTAGGAATAGAAGTTGTCGGCGAAATAATCAGACAAAAAGGAGCTAAATCCCGGCTCGAACTTGACGGCGTACTTGTCACCGTAGGCGAACGTGTACTAATAGCATTTCAGACGGAAAGTAAGAACGACGGAATATATGAAGTAATAAAACAAGGCAGTGCTGCCGCAATCTGGGAACTCAAACGCACCACTGACGCGAACACAACTGCCGAACTGCAAGATGCGGTAACGGTTGTCGAAAAAGGCAACCTATACCAAGGAGCGCATTGGACCCAGACCGCAACCGTAACCACTGTCGGCACAACTGCACAAACATGGAGAGCAGCGGTAAGTCCGGTTACAACGGTAGCAATTGCCTATCGTAAAGCCGTACAGAAAATACCCGATGCCTCCTTCACTCTAGTCAAACTTGACACGATAATCAATGACCCCGGAAGTAACGTAAATACACTGGAAGGGTTTTACACCGTACCGGTTGAAGGGTACTATTTGGTTCAAGCGCAGGTTGAAATAAACCTAGCAGCATCTACGGAAGTACTGATAACTAGTATTTTTGTAAGCGGTACCGAGAAGCTACGGGGGATGCGATTTGATCCTGCAGTCGCCAGTCAATTAGCTGGAAATACCGTAGCGGGAATTGTTTTTTGCGGAGCGACTGAAAAAATTGAATTACGAGTTTATCAACACGACGCCGTAGCTAAAGAACAGAGTACAGCAGAATCCAGCGGCCTCGCTAACTATCTTACCGTAGTAAGAGTAGCCTAGAAAGGAGAACCCATCCCATACGATAAAGCAGGCAAAGGCTATTTTATGGCGGATCGTAAGATCCCGCAACGAACTAAACCCACCGACTGGAGTGACGATTACGGCCGGTTACAGTGCGTTTTTCAGAGTGGGTACTGGTTCGGGCGCTGGCGCGGTCACTGAAGGGGTTAGCTTTTTTATCGCGCCGCCGGTACTCGGCTCGATAAAACCGACCACGCTAAAGGGGGTAGGGATATCGAATCAGGGCGCCGCTGGGGTCACTACGAGCATCGGGTTCGACATCGGCGAACAAACCGGGTCCACGACAAATATCAGTGTGCGTATTGCCAAAGGCGAACAATATACCCTTCAACTGACTGATACTAGCCCACGAGCCCGAGCGGCCAGCTAGGCGTGGGGCGCGTGAGTGCTGTAGTCTCACGGTTATGAGCCGCCCGACCTTGCACTGCCTTGCAATGTGCCACACGCAAACCACCCGTGAGTACGGGATATGCGCCTACACCCAGCGTGTCCGCAAGTTCTGCTCGATGATGCACGACGAGGGCTACTACGTGATCCTGTACGCCGGAGATGAGAACGAAGCGCGCTGCGACGAGCTGGTCACGATCCTCAGTAAGCGGAAACAGCGGGAACTTCTGAAACGCGAGAGCTGGTGGCGTGACGGCGAGATCTACGCCCTCCCGTATTCCGAGTCGGAGCCGATCTGGGAGGCGTATAACACCCGTGCGATCAAGCAGATCGCCAAACGGATCGAGCCGCAAGATCTGATCTGCTTGGCGTCCGGAACCCACGCGCCGGTGATGAGGGAGTTCCCGAAACACCTCTCAACTGAGGTATGTGTGGGCTACGAGGGCGTCGTCAGCAACCACCGCATTTTCGAGTCGAGAGCATGGGCCGCGACAGTTTACGGATGGGAACAGGGCGCTGCGAACGCCGACGGCCGATTCTTCGACGCGGTGATACCCCCCAACTTCGAGCTCGAGGACTTCCCGGCCGGCAAGGGTGACGGGGACTACTTTCTGTTCGCCTCACGCATGACACAGAGGAAGGGCCACGAGATCGCGATCGAGGCCACTCGGCGCGCGGGAGCCAGGCTCGTCATTGCCGGGATCGGCGGCGATCACCCCGAGGCCGAGCACATCTCCTACGCCGGGTTAGCGGACACGCAGAAGCGCGCCGAGCTCATGGGCGGCGCGAAAGCGATCTTCGTGCCGACGCTATACCTCGAGCCGTTCGGCAACGTCGTCGTCGAGGCCGCGCTCTGCGGCACACCCGCGATCACGACCGACTGGGGGAGCTTCCCGGAGCTGGTCGAGCAGGGCGTCACCGGCTACCGTTGTCGCTCGCTCGGGGAGTTCACATGGGCTACGGAACACGCAGGGGAACTCGACCGCGGCCTGATCCGCGAGCGAGCCATCTCTCGCTACTCGACAGCGGCGGTCGGCCCGATGTTCTCGCACTACTTCGAGCATCTCGGCACGCTATTCGGGAACGGTTGGTACGACGCGACGCCGAAGGAGCCAAAGTGGTGAACTACTCCGTCCACGCCTCGGGATGCGTCTGCGGGTCGGGTCGGCCGTACGGGTCCGCACCGGCACCAGGGGGTTCCGAGTCCGTGTCGTCCACCGGTTGCCCGCCCAACTCCGCCCAAGCGCAAGAACGGCAGTAGGGCTCGTCGGCAATGAGATGCACGGCGGGCTTGCCGCAGTCAACGCACGTCTTGTCGATCATCTGATTCACGATATCAGACTACTCAGCAACGGCCTTGGCCGGTCGCGTCGAACAGGCTTTCGCGCTTCGGCACCCGGGCGTACTCCGCGTTCTCGCGTTGCTCGGCACGTATTTCAGCGTCGAACGCCTCGATCGCGTGCATCTGGTTGCGGCGCTGGATCTCGCGGTCGACATCAAGTTTCGCCAGGTCGAGATTCAGGGTTGCTATCAGCTCGGCGGGTGTGGGTTTTGTGCTGGGCATGGTATCTGCTCCTCTGTTGGTGTTCATACCCCCTCTATCGGCAGGCGGGCCGTTAGACTTGAGACACCTGGACAAACGTACTACTGCGCCCCTGTAGAATCTGGCTATGGCCGAGTCTGATCCCGCCCTCTCAACTCAGGACGCGCAGACCGCTAACATTCGTGTCGGCTCAGTGGAGAACCGGCTCTCCGCCTCCGACCGGCTGTCCTCCGTTGAAGGGCGTCTTTCCGCGCACGATGCAACCTTCGAGGAGCGTGGTAAGGCCGAGACACAGGCACAACGCGAGCGTGAGCTATCGGCTGCCCAGATTCAGAAAGCGTTGGAGCAGGCCGCGACGCAGATGGCTGAGAACCTCGTCGCCGCGCTGAAGGCCGCCGACAGCATCGAGCTTGAGCGCGTCGGTCGCGTGCGTGACGAGGTCGACGGAGTCAAGGACGCCTCGGTCCAGAAAGCCGAGTTGCAGCGCCGCGCGCAGGACAAGTTCGAGGCAATGGTCGCCAACGAATTTCAGAAAATGAACGAGTTTCGTGACGCGCTCGAGGATCTCGGGAAGGGCATGGCGACGCGCCGCGAGCTTGAGGTGGCGATCCAGGCGGTCGAGGGCACGATGGGGGAACAGGGGAAACAGATCGCGGAGCTGCGCACGGCGGTAGCGGTCGGGCCGAGCGGCCTCCCTGAACTGAAGACACGTGCGGATGAGGGCGCAGGTGAACAACGCGCGTTGCTGCGCGAGAAACGCGAAGTGATTACGGCGCAGAACCGGCAGATCGCACTGGTTGGGTCGATCGCTGGTGTGCTGTCGCTCATCGCCTACCTCATCATTGCGGTGCACCCGTGATCGCTGTCGTGTTCTTCACACGCTGGCAGCCGCCCGGTATCGTCGTGACCGATCTCGCATACAGACTCGACACTCGCGGTGGCCGTTGGCGCGGCGATGCGTGTTCTCGTCGTCGAACGGGTGGCCCTGCTTGCAATGGGTCTTTTCACGCTGGTGACGACCCGGTTCGAGCTTACGCCAGTCGAAGCCGTCGAACGCCTTGTGACAGCGGTCGCATAGCTCGAACCAGTCCGTCCGGTTGCGCGTATAGGTGTGCCCGATGCTGGCGTAAACCGTCCGCCGCACGGTTGTGGCGCAGAACTCACAGCGGCCGACCGGCGGAAAGTTATGGCGCATCCAGATGTGGACTGCGTGGTAGCCCATACTGGACCCGCGGTCGGGGCCGCCACCGAGCGGGTCGCCGTGGGTGCGCCAGCGACGGTAGTGCTTTCCACACCAGCCCCGTTTTTCGGCCGGTTTCTCGCACTTCTCAATGCTGCATGTACGCTCTGGCATGGCATGACCCCTTTCGGTCGTGTCCCGCCCCCGAGCGTGTTCGCGCTGCGGGGGCGTTTTCTTGCTCGCATCCTAACGCAGGTCGGTCCGAGTGAGTGATGCTCGCGCTCTTCTTCACGCACGCCTACACGTTCTTCTTTCAGCCGGGCGGGGGAGCGCAGTGGTACACGGGCAATGTCTACGGCAACCTAGTAGCCATAGTGCCCACGGGGCTGCTCCTCTCCCTCTACCTTCGCTCCCGGCATCTGGCGGTGCTCGCCGCGCATGAGGAGTTGAAGCTCGCTCACGTCGAGCACGCCGCGAAGCTCGATAAGCTGCTAGCTCACATGGACCCGGATACCCCTGGACCGATCACCGATGTTCTCGACCGTTTGGATCCGGTGTCGCCTGGCGGGATCGCGGTGTTGGACGGGAAGCTGGACAGGCTCGTGACGAAGCGCTCGGGGAAGGCTGTGGAATGAGGCAATTCCAGGGTTGGCTTGACGATCACGAGCCTCTCGTCGCGCTCACATGCGTGGCGGTGTTCTTTGCGCTGTCGATCCTTCTCTCTGGCTGCGGGAGCAAGGCGGCGCCGCCGAAGTCCGCCCCAGCGCACCTGACGGCCACGCCGATTGGCTGTATGGGTCCGTGTGTCCCGACACTGAAGGTTGGGTTGCCTCCGAAGGCGGGCGCGACGCGGCCACGATTGCCGGACACCTCAGAATGGCAGCCGTGCGTGAATGGCGCCGTGCCGACGGTTTTCCGGCTTGCCTACGGTTCACGGCAGGACACACGAGCCGCCTGCAACGGCCGCTACCTCGCCGCTCACCGTGTCTGGCGTGCGGGCTACACCTACCTGACTGGCGCCTGCGCCGCGGAGGGTCGAGCGGCCGCCAGCATCGCTCGAGCGGTCGGGGGCGTGAACCTCATCATCGCCGACGGCGAGACGACCCTCCCGGCGCACTGCCTCGCCGACTTTCGCGCGGCGGCCGGGCGGGCGAGCGGTGATCCCACAGCGACGTACACCGGCTGCTACTCGGGGCTCCCACGCGAATCGCCCCTATGGGTGCCCTCCTACGGAGCTAGCCCGGCCTGTGGGCCGTTCAAGGCGTGGCAGTACAGCGACGGCTCGTTCTGCGGTGAGAGCTACGTGACTGACTGCTCGTTTGACTATGGGATCACGAGCATCGGGGCGAAACCGAAGCCCACTCCGAAGCCGAACCACGCGCAGCTCAAAGCGGAGTTGTATCGAGATTACGGCTTGCGGACTAAGCTCCGTACACTCCTCACGGTCCACCGGTGCCGCACGGGGCACGCGAAGCCCGCTCGATACTGGACGGCATGCGGTGTATGGTTCAGGCACGGCGCGAGCACGAATCGCGCCATCCGGGCGCTCCACGCGCGCGGGATCTTCTAACCACAGGAGCTTAGCTATGCCCACCGCTGAAAGCTTGAAGCTGTTCATCACCGGGACCATCATTCCCCCACTCGCCGGAGCCCTGGCAACATGGCTCACGAGTACGCAGGTGCTCAGCGTCTTCCACGTCCAGGCGTCCGCCGCTGCCGCTGAGATCACATCGGTGCTCGTGTTTGGTGTTGTGACCGGCTTGACGTGGTTGACTCAGCACAACATCCTGAAGGCCAACTACGCCCCGGCCGCTAAAGCCGCCGTGCGTCAGTCGAAGCTCTAGACTTCCCTTCGGGCACGAAGCCCACCTCCAAGGTCGCGTCGTCACTCCCGGGCGGCGCGGCTTTCTTTCCTTCGACGAAAGGACCCGCATGAGCTATCCCGTCTACGGTCGTTTCCAGACCGCCGAGCCGCTCTCGTCGCTCGCGGACCTGCACCAGCACGATGGCGTCACGAAGCTGACGACGGCCGACCACGAAACGCCGCTCGGGGTGCTCGACCAGTCGGACTTGATCACCCAGCGTATCCACACGTCCCGGTTCATTCCCGGATGCAAGAAGGATGCGGAAGCGCTCGGGTCGTGTACGGCGAACACGGCCATCGAGGCGCTGGCGAAGAAGACGGGGGAAGCCGCGTTCCTCGCGTTGTGCAAGCGGCTCATCAACCATCCGGCCTCAGATCCCCCAAAGAACTACGAGGACGTGATTGGTGCCGAGCGCGCGGGCATAGCCTTCTACCACGACTGCACAGACCAGACGGGGACTCCTTCGGAAGAGTGGCCGCCAACGGACTGCGGCTCGAGCGGCCCGTACATCGTTAGTGAGTTGAAGCGCCTCGGCGTGATCTCGGGGCAGAAGATTGCCTCGGCCGGCGAAAGTCTCCTGTCGTTGATGCAGACCGATCTCGTGATGATGGGCTCGCCGTGGTTCTACAAGTGGGAGGAACCGGACGCGCAGGGCTTCATCGACGGGAACGGCTCACCGTCGGCGATCAAAGAATCCATCGCGTCGGGTGTCGCGGGTGGCCATGAGACATCGCTCACCGCGGTCGAGAAGCTCGTGCTCCTACCCACCGGGCATGTCGACCTCGCGAAGACGGTCATCCGGGGTCGCAACCACTGGGGCGCGTGGGGCGACCACGGGTGTTACAGGGTCCACCTGTCTACGCTGATGGCTATAGGTGGAAGCTGTGATTTTCGCGCACTGACCCCATGAACTGGCAGGCCGCAAAGACCCACTGTCCCGCTGGACACCCGTTGGTGCCCGGCAATCTTCGAGGGGGTAAGCGCGGGCACCGCGAGTGCCTGACGTGCCATCGCGAACGTGAGCTAGCGCGCAGACGCGCCAAGGGTGCCAAACCGCAGGGGCAGGCGTTGGTCTGTGGACGGGGGCACGACCTAACTCTTCCCGGCGCGCGGCGGACGAGCGGCAACTATGGTTGCGCCACTTGCCATCGAGAAAACGAGAAGGCACGACACCGCGCCGAACCCGAGCGGCTGATGGCTAGACAGACCGCATGGAGGCGCGAGCATCGACCGGAGACGAACGCGCGCACCCAAGCATGGCGAGCGGAAGGTCCCAACCGCAACCGGGGCCGCATCAAGGGGCGCTACGCGGAAATCCTGCGCCACGATCCGTGCTACATTGAGCCCGTGAGCCGTGGCGGGGCTAGGGCTGCGGACAACCTCACCGCTGCGTGCCGTCCTTGCAATGTCCGCAAGTACGCCAAGCCACTGCTCACCTACCTACTGGAGGCCACATGATTTACCGCATTCACGCCTCGACGCTGGTCGCTATCGGCGGGTCGTGTGACTTCCGGGCCTTGGTGGCGGCATGAGACGCTTCGGGATCGGCCCAACCACAGCGAGAGAGCAGCTCCAGAAGGCATGGCCGCCGCACGTAGGTGTGCAGCCATTGCCGGCGGGGAGCGGCTCAGCGGTCGCCGCCCAGAAGCTCGGCATCGTGGAGGATGCGAGCCCGCTGACGTTCTTCATCATCGGCGACCACGGAGGCGTCAAGGACCCTACGCCGCAGAACGCTGTGGCTACAGCAATGGAGTCGGAGCAGGCCCCGGCGTTTGTCTATTCTCTCGGCGATGTCGTGTACTTCAACGGCGACGCTTCGGAGTATCACCCGCAGTTCTTCGAGGCGTATGCGCATCTAGCCGTGCCGTTCGTGGCGATCCCCGGCAATCACGACGGCGACACGAGCGACGATGCGACCCGTAAGCCGCTGGATACGTTCATGGCGAACTTCTGCGCCAGCACACCCGCGCTTCCCGTCGGCTCCGAGGAGTACGAACGGGACACCCAGACACAGCCGTACTGCGACTGGACGCTCCTTCATCCGCAGGTCACGATTATCGGCCTATACACGAACGTCCCGTCGGGCGGCCATCTGGAGTCGTCGCAGGTCGAATGGCTGGCCGCAGAATTGAAGGCTGCACCTGCGGACGTGCCCGTCATCGTGACGATGCACCACCCACCGTATTCGATCGACGCTCATCATGGTGGGTCGAAGAAGATGGGTTCGGCGCTCGATGTTGCGAGCCATTCGGCCGGGCGCGGGCCGAATCTTGTCCTCTCGGGTCACGTTCACGACTATCAGCGCTTCACGCGCTCGGACGCGAACGGCAGCACGCCGTATGTCGTCTCTGGCAACGGTGGGTATCACAACCTGCACAAGCTGGCACCCGGTGCGAGCAAGGGCCAGGAGCTCGTGCCGGGTGTTGTCTTTGAGGCCGGTGACGATGCGAACTGGGGCTACCTGAAGGTCACGGTCGCGGCTGGCAAGATCAGCGTCCAAGCGGTTGCGGTGCCGCTCACGGGCGCCACGTCGATCATCGATAGCTTCACTCTGTAGGCGGGATGAGCGAGCAGTTGTGTCCCGTGTGTCAGGGCCGGGGGATGGTCGCACCGGGCTTCTACCTAGGCGCGATGACGATGACGGCTGGCACGTGTAGCGAAGAGTGCCGGCGCTGTAAGGGTCTCGGGACGATCGTGATCGCCCAGCAACCCAGACAGCCCTTCGGCTACTTGGACAAGGCCCCAGAACGGGTGCCTGCTGGGGAACCGCACGAACCCTGATACGCTCGCCGGGATGACCGACACCGCACACAGGGATCACCGCTCAGCGCGGGAGATCCTCCTCGACCTCTCAAAGAAAGTGACCCATCTCATGGCGACAGACGCCGAAGTTCTCGCAGCCGCACAGCAGCTCAAGACCGATCTGGAGACCGCAGTCGCGGCGATCCAGGCTGAGTTCGTCAAGCTCGAAGGGGAGCTGCCAAACGCCGCCGTTCTCGATGAAGCGAAGGCGCTCGTCGATGGGCTCGACACGACCGTCAAAGGCGTGGTCGTCCCCACCGCGTAGCGGCTACACTGAGCAGGTCTCCATCCGCAGCACCCGAGCGCCCGTCCTTTCCCCCGAAGGCGGGCGCTCAGTTTTGCTCGTCGCCTTTTGCCGCGGCCCTGCACAGCGCGACAGCGAACACGCCGCACAGAAGCCAAACAGCGATGCCGATGTAGACGTAGATCATCTGGAGCCTATCCTCGAAGGGCTTATCGGCACGGCACGGCATCGTATACGATGCCCTCAAGCAGCAACCCCGCGATAAGCGGAAGGCGTCCGCCGAAGCACCCCAAACGGACGCGCCTAGCCCCGGCTCACAGCCCCGGCTACCCTACGAAGGAGGCTAATGCCCGATTCTGGCCCTACCGCTGACCATTGCCCTATTCCTACTACCAGCCGCGCAGACGACCCATGCCTTTGCCGTAAAGCCGGCGAGTCCACCGAAGACTGTCCATGGAAGTGCCCGCCGTTGCCAAACGAAGCGCTGCGGCCGAATATGGGCCAAGCACCACCCGCCGCGCCACCCGTTCGGCCGCTATGAAAGCACCTGCTACGCCCAGGGCACGACAACCGCGTCCGGTGGGCCTGTCTACATCGGCGAGGTGGCGAACAACGAATACCCGCTCGGGACGCGCATCGAAGTCTCGCACCCGGTGTTCGGCCGGCGCGTGTTCTCGATCGAGGATCGCATCGGCTACGGCAGCCAGCTCGACTTCTACAACCCAAGCGAAGCGGTCTGCGACCAGTACGGCCGGGAGGTGATCGGCGTTCGCGTCCTAAAGTAGCTAGTGGACCTCGGACGGCATCACCGAAGGGACGCGGTACGCTTTCGACGGGTAGCCTGCCGGTTGGCGTTGCGGGTGCTCCGGCAGGTACGACAGAAGCGCTTCCCCCGCCAGTGGTATGTGTTCACCTCGTCCAAAACATGCCCATGGATACAATGCGTCCTAGGATGCCTCGCGCTATGTTCTGCGCTGGTTAGCGCTTCGATGTGTGCCGGACCGCACTCGTCAGCCAGCACCTTGACGCACGCCCCATTTTCGCAAACGTGATGCAGCTCGCGACCCCCAAGGATCGGCCCATGCACATCTTCCCACGCCCAGCGATGGGCCAGTGCATTCCCCGCTTCCCTACCGCCGCGCCCAAGAAGGCCGTAGCCCCCTTTATTCTTTAGGCCAGTCCACACATGGCACGGTCCCAATTCCGGCTTGTGCGCGGGTAACGGCCCGTCTTTGTTTACCTTAGACTCAAAGTACTGCGAGCGAGTCTGTCGTGTATACAGCGGGTCGCCGTGGCGCTTCCAGCGCAGGTAGTGCATCGAACACCAGCCACGTCTGTAGCTGGCTTTCCCACACCCGTCGATCGAGCATAGGACTACTACGCCGAACCGCCACCGACCGACGGGACCCTATACGCGCGGGTCCCATCGTTAAGTATGATCTGGTTGACCCGCTTCAAGGCGCTCTCAGCCTCATCGCTCGCGGACCCGACATCCTCCAACGCGATCAGCGACAAGGACGCGAGAGCCACATCGAAAGCGTCAATCGTGGCTTTCATCGCCTGGGTTAGGGTGGTGTTCGCGGCGCACGTCGGACAGTCGGTTACGGTATCCATCAGAGCACTCCTTTGCTCGGGTGCTAAACATGATACCACACTACTCAGAGCAGCAGCTCGGCAAGTCGCTTGACCAACTCGGGGAAACGCGAGCCGTTGTGTGGCACGACCCAGAGATACCCCGCGAAAACGAAGATATCGCCACTGCGGCCACAGCTCCAACAGTGGAAGCTCGTCTCGTAGAACCTGCAGCTCGGCTCGTTGTCTTCGTGACCCGGTAGCGGACAGCTTATCCGCCGGCCGTTCGGGATCTCCACGCCGGTGAGCGCCGGCACCCAGATGTCGCAAGGAATCTCACGCAGGCGCTCCTTCTCTTCTCCCGAATCGGGAAAGCGACGTTGGCGCTCAAGTCTGCGCTTCGTCTTCGCCTCGGCCTGGATCACAGCCTCCAGTCGGCGTTCGGCGTGGCGTAGTTTGAGCTCGAAGTCGTCGCGAGCTATCTCGAGCGCGCGTATCTCTATCTCAGTCATTGAGCCACTCCTTGAAGCTAAACGGCGTTTCGGTTGAGAGCCACTCGTCGAGTAGGGTTCGGGACGCTACCCACTCGGCGTGGTTGAGCCAAGCTTCGTCTTGAAGAGTTGAAGGAAGCGAATCGAAGACCGCTTTCCTTGATTGGCTTGGTAGGTCCTTTGTTTGCTCTTGAAGGATTGTGAAGTTCATAAAGCTGGTGGTCGCGCGCGCGTGCGTGTGTAGTCCGAGGCCTACCGGGGCTAACTCCTGGTCCTGCCGGTCGGTAGCGGGGGGCGCTACTTCTCGGCGGCCCTTCGTGCGGATAGCTCTGTTAGCTCCGCCGACGCTTCGGCCTTCGTGAGTTTGGGGATGTCGTGGCGCGGGAGGTTGAACCGGCGGCGCAGGTCTCCGAGCATGAAACGCTGTAGGTCGGTGATCGGCTGCGTCGAGACGGTCGGCGTTGGCTCGCGCTTCGGTTCGGGTGCTTGCTGGCGTACGGTGAGCGCCGGGCTTGCGTGGCCGCGTTGGAGACGGGCGGCGGCACGAGATGCCTTCGCGGGCTTGCGCCGGCTCATGTGCCTATAATGAGAGTTGGTACTCGCATACCGCCAAGCCTATCACCGGCTTCGACAAAGCGCCCCTTCGTCTTCACGGACGTGGGGGCGCTCCTCGTTAGGAGCCGACACGCCGCCGAGTAGTCTGGTATCGTGGAGGGATGAGCAAGCCTAAGTCCTACACGAAGTGGAAGGGCACGTGGATGACTAGAGCACAGAAGATCAAAGCCGCGTTGGCGGAGTACCAGAAGGTGCGCGGCCCCGCGTTGGCGGAGTACCAGAAGGTGCGCGGCCCCGCGTGGGCGGAGTACCAGAAGGTGCGCGGCCCCGCGTGGGCGGAGTACCAGAAGGTGCGCGGCCCCGCGTTGGCGGAGTACGAGAAGGTGAACGACGCCGCGTGGGCGGAGTACGAGAAGGTGCGCGACGCCGCGTGGGCGGAGTACGAGAAGGTGTGCGGCCCCGCGTTGGCGGAGTACGAGAAGGTGCGCGGCCCCGCGTTGGCGGAGTACGAGAAGGTGAGCCGGGAGGCCAAGGATGACTAGCAATGCCGCTCATACATGGACGAAACTGGTGTCGTCGTGAGCGACATGGCGATAGACCCTGCGAGCGCCACCGTGGAGGAGCTGGCCGCACATATGGGTTCGACGGAGCCCGCCGCACAGACCTTGATGGAGGCGCTTCTCGCCTTCCAGGCCGAGGCGCCGATCTTGACGAAGGACGCTCAGGGCGAAGTCAAGGGTGTCAGCAAGGGCGGCAAGTCCTATGAGTACACGTTCAAGTATGCGGGCTATCCGCAGATCATGATCGCGATCCAGCCGTTGCTCACGAAGTACGAGCTGGTCTGGAGCACGCGGCCGGCGGAAACCGAGCAGGGCCGTCCGGTGCTGGACTACGAACTGATACATGTGCCGAGCTGTGAGCTAAAGGACGGCCGGATGCCGTTGATGCTCGGCGCGAACCCAACCGCCCAAGCCCTTGGATCGGCACTCACGTACGCTAAGCGCCAGGCGTTGACCGCGGTGCTGAACCTTGTAGCGGAAGAGGATGACGACGGGAAGGTGGCCTCGAAGCGTCCGACGGGGGACGCACGTCCAATGCCGAAGGCGAAGCGCGAGAACATGGTCGCGGCGATCAAAGCGAAGGGCAAGGATCTGGCTATCGTGCTCGGGGCTGTTGGCTTGGAGCGTGTCGAGGATGCAACGGTCGGCCACGGCCGACAGGTTGAGAAGCTGTTGGAGGATAAGCCCGATGCCTAACCCCGACGGTCAAGGGCTCGAGACGCAGTTCGCTGAGGCAGCCGACTGGTTGATTCAATGCCTCAAAGACGTGTGTGAGCACAAGGTTGTGCGGGGACTCCCCGAAGCTGAAGGCGCTTATCTACAGGCTCGCGCCGCTCTCGCTGCCCGTGAGGAGCCGCAGGACGACCAGCGAGCCATTCAGGCGGCAGCGGAAGCGCTCAGGGGGATCTACCCAAACGAGTTTGCGGACAACTTCTACTTCTACCAGCAGGCAAAGGGAGTCATCGACGCCTACCTTGCAGCCTCCGCCCGGAAGCGCTCAGTCGAGCTGGGGCTATGAAGCTCCTGGCCATCGATCCGGGCAGCGAAGAATCAGCGCTTCTGCTGTACGACGTCACCGGAGCCAAGCCGCTTGTGTGGGCGAAGCTGCCAAACGCGAAGGCGCTCGACAAGCTCGCAGCGGAGCGCGGCCGTTCGATGGGGCAGGTTATTGAGGACGCGAAGCGGATCGAGCGCGAGTTCGGCCAGGAGAAGCGGGTGGTCGTCTGTGAGCGTTGTGGTCACACTCGAACGTGAACTGCACAGCGACGATCCGGGTGGGGCCTGATGGCTGAGCGCCAAGCATGGGATTTCCACCAAGCCGTAGAGGCTAGCCGCAGGGCGAAAGAAGCTCAACGGGAGACCGAGGCGGTCGTCGAGCTGTCCGCTAAGGAGTACGCGGACGCCGAGAGGCTTTACCGTATCGCGCTGGCCAAGCGGATTGTGGAGCTCGTCGCCGAGGGCAAACCCGCAACGGTGGCGAAGGATCTCGCGCGGGGCGATCCGCGGGTGGCTGACCTGGCCTACGATATGGCCGTGGCGCTCGGCGTGAAAGAGGCGATGGAACAGCGCGCGTGGCGTTCGACGGCTGATCGTAAGGATGTGCAGAACTTGACGGAATGGTCGAAGCTGGTGGCGCCGATGGGCGAACCACGCTCGTGAGCGACGCCCTCTCAGGCTTGAGAACCACGAGAGTCGTGCCCGGCTGGGATTCGATCGGCTTGGATGGCAGCTACATGGTGTGTCGTGGCCGGATCAAACGTGGGAAACGTCTGAAGGCGGCTGAGAACATGGGTTCTAGCCGACTGATCGGGGAGGTTGAAGAACGGGTGGATCGGTGGCATCGGATCACGCTGGGACGCTCCCGGAAGAACGATAGCGCTTGGGGGTCCTGGCCGCTCCACTCACTAGGGGATGGCTACGGCGTGTCGGCTGACCTGGCGGCTCTCGCGACCCGGACGGTTGGACCCGGCGAGTGGCGCAAGGGGACGGTTATATCGATGCCAAACGTGCCTTGTCTCGTGGCCAAGGTGCGTAAAGGTGAGGTCGTGGCTATCATCGCGCCGTGCCGGGTGAGGCCGTGAAGCGCTCCAGCCCGTTGAAGCGGACACGCGGGAAGCTTAAGGCTTCTCGACCCAAACGCGGCGGCGTGAGTCAAGAGACCTACGCTATCGCCTGGGCACGAACCGGTGGCCGTTGTGCCTGTGGATGCGATCGGCGTGGCGATCAAGTGCACCACGTCTTTCCAAAGGCCGCGAACAAGTGGCCCGAGCTGGTTGACGAGCCGGACAACTGCGTCCTAGTCGCCGGGTCCCCGTGTCATTCCAATCACGAGACAGCCTTTCGCCGGTTGCCGCGCTCCGTCTGCGCTCCGGCCGAGCGTCTCGCCGTCACGGAGCCGATGCGAGCGTTTCTCGATCGAGTGTATGGGTCAGTGTGAGCACGGCCGGTGGACTCTTCTCAGGCATCGGACTGCTCGATTACGGACTCACCCTCGCCGGATGGGAGCACTCCTGGCTCTGTGAGAAGGACGAGTTTCGACGCGGCGTCCTCGAAACACGCTGGTCCGGCGTTCCCGTCTATGACGATGTCCGGGCAGTTGGATCTGGGTCTGCCTGCCGAGTCGATCTCATCGCCGGAGGCTTCCCCTGTCGAGGGATTAGCACCGCAGGCAAGCGTGAGGGCTTCGGGAACGCCGAGACCGTTCTGTGGCACGAGATGCGCCGAGTCATTGGCGACCTTCGACCTCGCTACTGCCTCATCGAGAATGTCGCCAACATTCTCAGCATGGCGGCGGCCCCAACGGAGCCTCCTGGAAGCCTCTGGGGCACAGTTCTCGGAGACCTGGCCACGCTCGGGTACGATGCGGTCTGGGACTGTATTCCAGCAGCAGCCTTCGGTGCCCCGCACCTCCGTGACCGGCTTATTTGCATTGCTACGGACACCGACATCGGCACCGTGGAATCAGGGCGGCTGCGGGGGAGAGAGCGAGGCCGAGATCAAGCGCCTACTCCCAACCCCGAGAGCCAACATCGCCAAACAGGGCCTACCACGCGAGGGGAACTGGGGCGAGCTTCGCGCGGACATAATGTCGCTACTACCAACGCCCAACAGGGACGACACGCGGCCCAACTCACAGAGCGAGAGCGAGACGAAGCGTCAAGCACGGTTGAGCGACGCGCTACGCCTTCTCCCGACACCCTCGGCGACCGAGTACGGCAGCAACCAGAGCCCGAGTCCCGGTGCAGCGGTGCGGCCGAGTCTCCCATCACTGTTGACTGGGGCGAGTACGAGCCAGCCATCCGACGATGGGAGCAGGTTCACGGACCTGCGCCTGAGCCCCTCGTTCGTCGAGTGGATGATGGGCGCACCCGCAGGGTGGAGCGATCCCGACTGTCCGCCCTCGGCGATGGAGTTCAGGTCCAGCTCGGAAGACTCGCGGGGGAATATCTGATGGCTCTACAGCGGATGGTTGAGCCCGCAACTTCACGAGAAGGGTAGGGTAGAGAAGTGGCTGCCCCAGCACTGAAGCTGATCGACGGAGCGAGCGGAGAGGTCGTTGCGGGAGACGACTCATCGCTCATGGCCCGCATCGAAGAGCTCGAGCGAGAACTACAGGATGCCGAGCGTGACCTACGAGCCAAGCGTCGGCTGATCACAAAGCTCCAGAAGGACAAGGAGCGGGAGCGCCAGAACTTTGAGCAACGTGAGGTCGTCTTCAAGCTCTTTGAATTCTGGCAGCAACGGTGTCAGAAGCCGCGGAGCCAATGCACCGCGGATCGCTTCGACGCACTCAGGAAGGCGCTGGAGTCCGGCTATACGCCGAGGCAGGTTGCGCTCGCTATTGCCGGCGCCGCCTATGACCCGTTTGTCACGAAGGCGAAGAACGGCCGTGAGATCAAGCACAACGACCTAGAGCTGATCTGTCGTGACGGCAAGCACTTGGAGAGCTTCGCAAACAAGGCCCCACGGAGGCGTGATGTAGCTCTAGCGACATAACAGGTCGATGCAGAAGGCGTAAGCCGCCGGCCCACGGCAAGGGACGGTCCAGCGGAAGTGGCAAAGACAGCCAAGGACGGCGCAGTCGGCTACCACTGGACAACAGCTCCGGTACCAGGGCGCACTTCGATTTCGACCGCGACCAGTGTCTTTGTCTCACTGTCCCTAAGGTCCTTGCCAGGGAATGGCAGACCGTACGCGAGAACGGAGGTGATTGTGCCGCTTAGTGAACGCCGCAAACGCGCCGCAGAGCGAGCACCTCATCTAGTGGCACGCGCGCATCTAGCCGCCCACATCCGCGAGGCGCGCATGCTTGGCGAGCCGTTTCGCACCATCGCTGAGCTCTACGGCGTCTCAAAGTCGCAGGTCCAGCGCATTTGCAAGGAGGGCGCGTGGGCTCTCTAAGCCGAGACAAGGGCGCACGCTTCGAGCGCGAGGTGGTTGGGATTCTCCACGAGCATGGGTGGACCAAGGCAGCACGCTCAAGCGACGGGCGCAAGCAGGGCGGACGCGGGGATGTCATCAACCCACCAGCCGGGACGCACATCGAGTGCAAGTTTCACGAGCGCCTGAACGTGCCGAGGGCCTTCGATCAGGCGATGGCCGACGCGGGCGACGCTATTCCGATTCTCGTGCATCGCCCTTCACGGCATAGGGTCATGGCGACGTTGCCGCTCGCCGATCTGCTGCCGTTGCTTGCTCTGCGCGAGCGTTGAGTCCTATGCTGGGTCGCGCTGCCATAACAGTCGCCGAGGGAAACGAACTCTAGTGCCATGAGTAGTGTATACTCGCTGCATGGGTGAGATGGCGATCGTCGAGAAGGACGGCAGCGAGTTCACGGCCTACGCCGGCTTCCAGATCGAGTATCGGGACGCTTCGCACCGTTACTGGATTCACGAGGACGCCGAGCGCATACCGGTGCCGAGCGTGACGGGCGCCAACGGTGTCCTCGAGAAGCCTGCGTTGATCTCGTGGGCTGAGCGCATGGGTGCCGAAGCCGTGCTGAAGCTCGAGCGCGAAGGCAGGCTGTCCGACACCCCGATCGAGAACGCGGTCTACGCGATGCGTAGCTACGGCGAGGGCGCGGGCGCCAAGCGTGACGAGGGGGCCGAGCGGGGAACGTCGATCCACGAGGCCCTACGTGATTTCTGCGAGGCCGGCCAGGTCCCGAGCCTGTCGAACTGGCCGCTCGAGCACCGCGGCTTCGTCAAGGCGCTCTGCCGGTTCCTGCTCAAAAACGATCCTGAGCCCGTGCTGGTCGAGCAGGTGGTCGGCTCCGTAAAAAACAAATACGCGGGGCGCCTGGATTTGCTGGCCAAGATCAAGGGCAAGCTGAAACTGATCGATTTGAAGAGCAGCACCGGAACGGCCCGGGTGTTTCGCGAGGCGCATGTGCAGGCCGCGGGTTACGAGCTGGCGTTGCCGGAGTGCGGGATCGAGCTGGTCGAGACCCCGATTATCGTTGCGTTGGGCGAGGATGGGTCGATGGAGGAAGTGCCGAGCTTTGGCACACCGGAGATGTTCTTGAGCGTGTTGGAGTGTTCTCGGCGGATGAAGGAGCTTGACGCGTTGCTGCGGGCACGGGAGCGGGCGGATGTCTAACCCCGACGGTCAAGAGCGACAGCTACTCGATGCAGGCTGGCAGGTCGAGGATTGCAACAGTGATCGTCACGCGCTGCGCATGGGCGGACCGGCCACGTACCGGATCTACATTCCGCCGGACTACCGCTGCAACTGGTATCGGCCCGAGCTGCCGCAAGGCGGTCCTGTTGCCTGGACGCTTGAGGATGCGGTGGCTCGTGCCTGACCTTAACGATCAAGAGCGCGAGGCGTTGGAAGAGATTGAGGAGATTTATGCCGAGGGAAGAAAGCCGCCCACTTTGGTTGAGCGTCGCATTCACGAGATTGCTCGTGCCGGCCTCGCTGCCCGTGAGGACACCGAGCAGGAGCACAAGCGATGAGGCTTGAGGGACGTATCCACTGTGATGGCCCTGAGTGCAACAGCCACCAGCACGTTGGTGTTGACTCAATGGATCACGGCCGTCTTCCCGCCGGGTGGATCACGGTGACCGAGCACGGGGACTTCTCCGATCCGACTAGCGCGTTCTGCGGCTGGGACTGTCTGTTGAAGTCCGCAGCGAAAGTTGAGCCTCCCGTCGAGATTCCTTGGGACCAAGCGCTTGGAGGTAGTGATGACTGACCTCAACGATCAAGAGCGCGAGGCGCTGGAGCGGAGGGCGCAAGACGCGGCGGGTATGAGCTCGTCGAAGTACCCAGGCGCTAGAGCACGCGAGCTGATTATCTGGCGCTCCGCTCGCAGATTCGAGGCCGCTCTCGCTGCCCGTGAGGACACCGAGCGACCGGACGGGCCAACTGATGACGACTTGACGGAGTTGATCGAGATGCCGCGTGACCTGGCGCGAGTGCTCAGAGATCCCGGCATCGTCGTCAAGCAGGACGGTGCCATTTTCGATCTGATCGCTAAATGGCAGAACGCTCCAACACCGACGATGAGCGGTCCCGTGCAGGACCCCGAGCAGGAGCGGGAGGCCAAGCAATGAGCGAACGATGGGCGACTACACAGGAGATTGCTGGGCGCGTGTGGCGATTGGGGCTGATCTGCGGATTCGTTCTAGGTTCGGCTGGCGGTTTCATTCTGGGCTGGCTGGTGTTCGCATGAGTCACCTCGACGACGAGCGAGCGGAGATGCAGCAGCGCCTTCGACAACACGGCCCACCCGAAGGTCAAGAGCGCGAGGGGCTGGAGCGGATTGCGGGTCACGGCTCCAACGGCCCGCAAGAACCTAACGCTGACTCTATGAGACGGATAGCCAAGGCCGCGCTCGCTGCCCGTGAGGAGCCACCCACGATCACCGATGAGATGGTAGAGCGCGCGGTCGCGGTCCATACCACTCGGACCGGCGGTCACTTCGAGGCTGTGCGAGACCAGACCGAGGAAAAGCTGACTGCGGATGTACGTGTGATTCTTACCGCTGCTCTTAGCGCTGCCCGTGAGGAGCCGCAGAAGCCGAGTTTGCCCGAGGGCGAGCTGCCCACCACCTTAGAAGTGCAGGTGGCACTCCCGGTCGAGGACTGGCTGCGGCTGGAGAAGATCGCGCTGTTCTCGTATAGCCCGCAGGACGAGCGCATTCTCAACGCGATCAAACGCGCGGCAGAAAGCCTGCCACTACGAGCGGCTATGGCGGTGCGGGGATTCCAACGCATTGTCGAGGAGGATGCCGCTGCCCGTGAGGAGCCGGATCGGTATGAGGTTGACGACCCTTCGACGGGCGAACCGCTCGCGTATCCCGTCGCCCGTGAGGACCCCGGGCAGGAGCCCGAGCGATGAGTGCCAAACTGCTTCCCGGTGTGGACGCTCTGAGCGTGTCATGCCCGTACTGTGGGATGCCCAAGGGTCACATGTGCCGCTTGAGCACGAACTATTGGGATGTACCTAAGCCTCATGTGGCGCGAGTCAAGCTAGCGAACGATCGGAAACGGCCGGTCGATCGGCACTGGAGAGCGGCTCGGGATGACTGACCTCAACGATCAAGAGCGCGATACACCGCCGCCTGAGCGATTCGAGTTGTGGTGGTGTCGGACGTGTGGAGAGCCTTCCTTGGAGTGGTGTGACCCGTGCCAAACGTGCGGGAATTCCATTCAGAGGTGGCCGATGGCCGCTCTCGCTGCCCGTGAGGAGCCACAGGGTGACGAGTTCGACACGCGTGGGCTGCGCGAGGCGATCGGCGTCATCAATGCGGCGGTGGCTGTGTGGCGGCTGGATAGCCCGGACGAGCCGATTCCTGTGTGGGCCGCTACGAACGCGGTCATTCAGCAAATCTCGTTCGTGGAGGGGAAGTCAATCAAGGATGTTGTGGCCGAGCTACAGATCGATGAGCAGAGAGAGGCCGAACGATGAGCGATCAAGAGCGCGAGAAGATCGAAGCTGCGTACAAAGCGTGGGATGAGGGCTTCCCGGGGTTGACGCTCTACGACGACGATGTGGTCTTCGAGGCTGGTTACCGTGCCGCTCTCGCTGCCCGTGAGGAGCCTCATTCCGTCGATTTAGAATCGTTGGCTGCGACTATCTATCGCGATGGGGTATCCACTTAGGTGACCCGAGGCGGTCCCTTCTTTGATGACGGGCAGGTCACGCTCTACTGCGGCGACTGTCGCCCGATGCTGGGCGACTTCCTGCCCGATGCGGTCGTGACCGACCCTCCCTACGGCGACACGTCGCTTGATTGGGATCGGCGGGTCGCAGGTGGCTGGCTGGACGCGCTGCTAGGGCCGCAGCTCTGGTGCTTCGGCTCGATGCGGTTCTGGCTCGAGCAGGCATCCCTGATGGCCGCGACGGACTGGACCTACGCACAAGAGGTTGTGTGGGAGAAGCACAACGGGTCGGGCTTCCACGCCGACAGGTTCAGGCGCGTTCACGAGCTTGCCGTCCATTGGTATCGGGGCGCGTGGGGTGACCTCTACCACGTCCCGCCGGTCACGAACGACGCAACAGCCCGGACACTGCGGCGCAAGACGAGACCGACTCACACGGGCCATATTGAGAACGCCGCCTATGCGAGCGAAGACGGCGGCCCGAAGCTCATGCGATCAGTCCAGTACGTCCGCGGTGAGCATGGTCGCGCTGTCCATCCGACGCAGAAGCCGCTCGGCATCCTGCGTCCGCTGATCGAATACTCGTGCCCTGTCGACGGGCTCGTGTTCGACCCCTTCGCTGGGTCCGGTTCGACCCTCGTCGCCGCCCGTGATCTCGGCAGACGGGCCATCGGCATCGAGATCAGCGAGGCGTATTGCGAGGCGGCGGTTGCTCGGCTGGCGCAGGGAGCACTCGCATGACTCCGGGCCAGCTAAGTAGATACCCCATAGTTGGCGACGTGTGCCTTGAGGGCTTCACGCCCACCACCTACGACTTCGTATCGACGATTGTCGAGGACCGCTACGGCCATCCGAAGATGTCGCACGCCCGTCCGACCGTGATCCCGTTCGAGTCTGCGGCGACGCTGTATTTCATGTTGCGCGCCACGCCTGATGGCGAGTTCCCTAGCGGCAAGTGGGGGACGATTCAGCACCTTGAGAACTTGATCCAGGCGCAGTGTGCCGCGACGTGAGACACGACTACACCAAGGTCGTAGCACCCGAGATGCCCGAGGTGGGCCTGCGCGACTTCCGCCACAACGGCTGGATCTACCAGCTCGAGCCGCTCGACACGGGCATGAGCATTCCCGAGCTGCGGTGGACGCGCTCACGTGACGGCTTGACGGAGATCCTAGTCTTGCGCGCATTGCACGGGGCCGTCGAAGAGTACGAGCCGGCACGGTCGTGGACGGCTGAAGCGCTCGCCCTCTACGACGACGACCGGGACATCTCGACAGCTCGGCTGAAGGGCGAGCAGCAGCGCATGGACGGCAGCCCCCTAGTGCTGAATAAGGGACTGCGCATGGCCGTGGTTGCTGCCCTGGTGGAAGGCAGAACCCTCAGCGACATTGCGATCAAATGCGGACGCTACCGAAAGAGCAGAAGCCGCCGGGACGCTGAAACGAGCTGGGTGCTACGACGAACCGGCCTATTCGCCTTAGGAAAAGGCGACCCTACACCTTGGGTCCATTCCGACGTGTTGGCCCGGATAGCCCGCGATGGTCTCGACATGGCGCCGCGCGAGGTCGAAGTCCCGTGACGCGGCGTCTCAACCGAACACCGTAGTATCATGTCCAGTCGTGGCAACTAAACTCCCCGAGGTGGTTGGAAGGCAGGAGGCCGCGAAGATCCTCGGGGTTCTCCAGAACAACCTTCCGCGTGATGTGCCGGAGATGCCGCTACCTGCACAGAGGCTATCCACGGGGCCTGTCTGGGCGAAGGCCGATGTGGAGAAGCTGGCTCGAGAACGGGCGAAGGCCAAGGCGAAGCGGTGAGCGGCTCGGCCGACCTGTTCGTGTACGACCCCGAGATGGAGACTGGCTCTCGCCTCGAGTCCGTGCTGATCCAGATCGGCAAGGAGCGCAGACGCCAGAACCGACTCAAGCACGAAGGCCGCTTCCTCTATACCTGCGCGGACGACGGGCTGACCCCGGCCGAGAAGCTGGCGTGCTTGACTGAGGAGCTTGGAGAGGTCGCCAAAGAGGTCCTGACACGTGAGGGGCATGCCTTAGCGAATGACACGCAGGGCTCACTCGAGGGACTACGCAAGGAGCTAACTCAGGTAGCTGCGATTGCGGCTGCGTGGCTCGAAACGCTGGGGGAGTAGAATCCAAGCATGAGCCTCACAACGGACCCCAACGACCCGCGTCTTGGCCGGCAGGGTGAGCGCGGCCTCAATGATGCCTACCTTGTCCTTAGCGAGGAGGAGCGCGGAAAGGGCTTCGCTCGTCCACTGCGCAGGGCGTATGTTCATGTCGGTGTCGGCGGCACCGAGCAGAGCCGCACGGGTGGTGGCTGTGGCGCAGAAACGAGGATGGCGCTTGCGCTCTGCGAGACGTACGCCCGCGACCCCGGCTTCTACGGCGCGACCTACTGCATTGGCTGCCGGACGCACCTGCCGGTCGGTGAGTTCGTCTGGGATGAGGACGGGCAGGTGGTCGGATCATGACTCCGGGTCATCTAAGTGGATACCCCATCAAGCAAGACTGGGCACCCTACCGATGAGCAAGCGAGCGCTCCTACACAAACTCCACTGCCCCTACTGCCGGTACCACTGGCTACACACCGGGGCCGAGTGGAATGCGCTCAGCCAAGATCAGCGCACCGCGATCGTCGCCAAACGGACCTGCAAGAACTAGCCATGAGCAAGCGAGCATGCCACGGCACCACCAAGCGAACGCAGACTTGTAGTGTCTGTCTACGATCCGGATAAGCACTGTGGAGGCCAGCGGGCTAACGAGCCGGAGGGCGTCCTCTGCACTCGACCGAAGGGCTGGGGCACACCACATCCCGGTGTGGGCCGGTGCAAGAGGCACGCGGGATCTACGGCCAACCACGTCAAAGCCGCGAGCCTGGAGATAGCGAGACGCGAGTGTGCAACGCTTGGCCTCGCGGTAGAGACAACGCCGGCTGACGCGCTGATCCAGGAGGTGTGGGAGGCGTGCGGCAACGTCGAGTTCTACCGCTCGCTAATCCAGGAGCTTCCGACGCACCCCGAGCCGGACGTGCACGTTGCCGGTGACGAGAGCGACGGCAGTGACCACTGGGAGCGCGGCGACACAGGTATCTACGGCCGCACCTACCACGTCTCGGGACTGCCGACCGGCGAGGGCAAAGAGCACATCCTGCTCCGGCTGTACAACGATGAGCGGAAACGGAAGCTGGAGGCAGCGTCCGCCGCGCTCAGGGCTGGTGTCGATGAGCGCCGTGTGCGCCTGGCGGAAGCTGACGCTACGTGGATCACCGCCGCGTTCGTGCAGACGCTAGAGACGATGGGCCTGGCGGGTAGAGTGGAGGAGTTCCGTGCCCTCTTCAACGCTAATCTCGCCGCCAGCACGCAGCCCGCTCATCTCGGCGCTGCTGGCGCAGGGTGAGGGCCCGAAGCACAGCGACGCGACACCCGGTGAGCTAGCCGCACGCCTGGACCCGATGAGGGTCCAGACACCGGCGCTGGACATCATCGACGCGGAGCTTGTAGCGATCGGCGAAGCGCTGGCGTTGATGTACGAGCGGCGTGCCCGGTTTGCCGTGCTGGCGCGGCAGGGAGTGGATCTAAAGTCGGCGATCAAGCAAACCGAGGACGAGATCCCGGACCGTGGGAACCGTCGCCTGTTGGTGTCGATGCCGCCACAGGAGGGTAAGACGACCGCGATCAGTCGCTACGGGCTGCTGTGGCTGCTGATGAGGTTCCCAAAGCTGCGCATGGCGCTCGTGTCCTATGACGGCAAGATCGCTGGGGCCACGTCGTACATGGCGCGTGGTGACATTGCGATCCACGACGGCAGCGCCGGCAATGTCGACCTCGGGTTGCGGCTGGAGAAAGACTCGAAGGCGCTCGGGTTCTGGCGGCTGGCGGCACCACACGAGGGGTCGGTGTACTCGATCGGGATCGGCGGCGGTATCGCAGGCAGGCCGCTCGACCTACTGCTGATGGATGACGTGGTCAAGGACGACGAGGTGGCGTCCAGTGAGATCAGAAGCAGCCGTGCATGGTCGTGGTGGGAAGGCGTCGGCCGTACTCGTCTGGCTCCGTGGGCGCCGGTGATAGGTGTGGGTACACGCTGGCATGAGTTGGACTTGCAAGGTCGCCTGACGGCGAGGCAGGAGGAGGACGAATCAGCCGGCTTGGAGAACATCGAACGGTGGCGCTGTGTGAACATCCCAGCCCAGGCGGACCACGATCCAGCGAAGGGCGAGGTGGATGTGCTTGGCCGTGAGCCTGGCGAGTTCATGGTCTCGGCGCGTGGGCGTACCACCGAGGTGTGGGAGTCGATCAAGAACGGCACGTCGCCCCGCGTGTGGACGGCGCTGTATCAGGGCAAACCATCACCCGACGTGGGGAACGTGTGGCTGAAGACGTGGTGGCGACGCTACGACAAGCCGAAGTGGGCGCAGCAACCCGATGGCACGTTCCGCCTACCTGGCGTGGACAAGGGCCTACTGTCGCTGGACTGCGCCTTCAAGGATAAGAAGGACTCGGACTATGTCACGATCGGCGTGTGGGGCAAATGGGCGGCTGAGGTGTACCTGATCTACCAGGTGTGGGCCAGGCTGAACTTTACGGACACCTGCACGGCGCTGACACGGGTCGCCGGGCTGTTCCCGGACTGCTACACGAAGCTGGTGGAGGACAAGGCGAACGGCACGGCGGTGCTTGACAGCCTGAAAAAGACGGTACCTGGCATGGTGCCGATTGTGCCGGTACAGCACAAGCAGGCGAGGGCGGAAGCCGTCTCGCCGTTCATTCGCGCCGGTAACGTGCATCTACCAACCGCGCAGCTCGCAGCGATGAGCCAGGAGATCAGCTTCGATGTCGAGGCGTTCATTCAGGAGTCGACGTCGTTCCCGAACGCTGCGCACGACGACCAGGTGGACCAGTGCTCGCAGGCGTTGGCGGAGTTCTACTTAAGCGGCGGCCAGGGCGAGGCGTTCCTTGCCGCGTGGAACAAGGAGGTGGCCGATCGTCCCGAGCACCCGGAGCCCGAGAGCCTACGCGGCCTACCGAAACTCTCATCCGATACGGCCGGGTTCCCTTGCAAATGCTCGAAGCCGAGGTGGCAGCGGTGGCCTGACGGGTTGAAGTGCGTGCATTGCGGTGGGGAGCAGGCGGGCTAGCGGTGTGATTCAATGGTGATTCAAGGACGACTCTGATTCAGGAGATGATTCATGGACGTGAAGGCGGAACGCGAGCGGCTTGGTGTCTCGCAGCGGGACTTGTCGAGCAAGACGGGTATCAGTCAGGCGACACTCAGCCGGATCGAGAGCGGCGAGCGCACGCTGATGGTGGGTGAGGGTAACCTGATCGAGATGGCGCTGTCACTCGCACCACGGCTTTCCCCCACGCCAGATGTGCCGGTGCTGGCGACACCGGCGCAGATCCAGTCACGACGCCGCGCATTCATCTGCGCTCACGCGACCAAAGGTCAGCGTGATTGCAACCGACGCGTCTTCCTTACACCCGATGAACCGGATCGTGTCCCGGACTGTCCCGAACACGGCGTGATGGTGTTGCAGCCGAACCGGCACTATCGGGGTTCGCAGCCCGCGTAGGTTTGCGTAGCGTTTACACTACGGCTGTGAGCCGTCGATGAACGTCCCGATCCTCTCAGCCCGTCGTGCGCAGTACCGCAAGCAAGTCGAGGACGACGCGATGCAGAAGGCCGTCGGCGCGGTCAAAGAGGCGATGGAGTGGTCGGGTGTTGCCGAGAAGGGATTCTTAAACGGAAACGCCGCGTTGATGGGGAACACCGGCATGGGTGGCTCGGCGACGATGCTCTCAGCCCAGGCAGGCCGCGGTGCGAGCGGCGGCAGTCTGAGTCGTGCGCTGGAGGCCAGAGTCACACAGAACCTAGCGTCTGGATTTGCACGTGCACCCGAAGAGCTCGAGCTCGCACTTGCCGAGCAAGGCATGTCGTGGAATCCACCGTTCCCACCTGGCCGACCGCTGGACCCGAACTGGGGGTATCGCCGTCCGCCACGCACTTGGGACTACTCGGTTGGCGAGAACGTCCAGATATCGCCGCGGTGGAACCGGATCAGCTTCAACACGATCCAGTCGATCTGGGAATCCTACGACGTAGCGATGATCTGCACGCAGCACCTGATCAACGACGTGCGTTCGCTGACGTACAACTGGGAGCCGATCCCTGGCATCAAGGCCGACGTGTCCAAAGACATCGAGGCGGCTATCAGGTTCTTCGACATGCCGGACAAGCGACTGCCGTTCCGTGCGTGGCTCGCGAAGTGGCTGCAGGACGTCATCAAATTCGATGCGGGTGCGCTGTACATCCGCCGCAACAACGCGGACGAACCGATCGCGTTGGAGGTGATCAGCGGGAAAACCATCTTGCCGCTTGTGGATTACTACGGACGCCGTCCCGAAGATGAGCACGACGAAACCGAGGACCCGGAGGGCATGTTTGGCGGTGAGATCGTGCCGGCGTACACGCAGATCATCGAGGGCATGCCGTGGGACATGCTCGCGGCGGACGATCTGCTCTACATCCCGTGGAACCCGGAGCCCGACAGTCAGTATGGGCGTGCACCGCTTGAGCGGGTGCTGCTCAGTGCGAACACGGACATCCGTTTTCAGTGGCATTTCCTGAACTTCTTCACGGAGGGCACCGTGCCCGCCGGCTTCATGGAGGCGCCACCGGACATGTCCGACCCAGCGCAGGTCGCCCACTGGCAGGAGGTCTGGGACGCGGTCATGCAAGGGGATCAGACGAAGCAGACGCAGATCCGCTGGGTGCCGAACGGGTCGAAGTTCACGGGCACGAAGGACGACGCGAACAAGTTCGACAAGGACTTCCCGCTTTATCTCATGAGGCGTACGTGTGCGGCGCACGGGACCACGCCTAGCGACCTCGGATTCACCGAAGAAGTAAACAAAGCGACCGGGGATACGCAGGTGGACGTGCAGTTCCGTGTCGGCACCACGCCGCTGCTCAGGCATGTGGAGGACGTCATCAACCTGTTCGTCCGGGAGCACTTGAAGCTCAAATGCCGGCTGAACATCGACGACGGCAAGGAGACGGAGGACCGGGTTGCTACCGCTATGGCGGCCAAGGTTGATATCGAAGTTGGCGCGTTGGGTGTGGATGAGCGTAGGATGCAGCTGGGTTTGCATGTGGATAAGAGCCGGCCGATGCCACGGTATGTGTTGACCAGGGTGGGTCCGATCCCGCTGTTGAGCCTGGAGAGCATGGCGGGGAAGATCGACCCGGAGACGTATGGTCCTGCGGATGATCAGCCGCCGGTGAACACGCCGTTCAGTGAGGCGCCTGGTCCGGTACCACCGAAGGGCAGCCCGGAGGAGAAGCTGGCGGCGGAACATACGGCGCAGCAGGCTAGGGATCTGATCGAGGCGACGACTGGTGAGATGCCACCTGCGCCACCACCGGCGCCGGGTGAGCCGCCGGCACCGACGACGACGAAAGCTGTTGTGCCCGCAACGAAGACTGAACCGCCGGGCGAAGACGTGAGCGCCGAAGACGAAAGCGAAGAAGGGGAAGCTGGGAAGGCCGCGTCGAACATGGGTGGCCCGGGCGTCACGGGTGTCACGGGCGGCTATGCGGGTGACGGCGCGCCGACGACGATCGTGGGTGGCACGGATGGGATCACCGTGCAGACCGGTGTCCAGGGTGAGGATCTCTTGGATGATGAGGAAGACGACGAGGACGACGAGGCGACGAAGGCCCTCGTGGCGTTCACGTTGCGGCGCTGGCGGGACTCAAGCCGCAACCGGCTGAAGAAGGGCAGGGCGCCACGCAGGTTTGTCGATCCGAACCTACCGGCGGCTGTGCATGACGAGGTGTGGGCGAAGCTCCAGGCGGCGAAGACGCGAGAGGCGGTTGACGAGGCCTTCGCGGATGTGGTGCGCCCAAAAGCCTTAGCCGGGATTAGCCCGGAGACTAAACCTGCCGTGAAGGCCAAGCGGCCACCGTTCCACCACAACGCGGACGCGATCGTCGAGCACTACGCGCCGTTGATCGCGAAAGCACTCGGCGAGATGTTCTCGAGCTCGGACCTTGACGCCGCGGTTGCTGCAGGTGTGGCCGCAAAGAAGAAGCCCGTCGAGAAGAGTGCTGGCCCGCCGCCTCATTTGCGGGCCAGCGAAAACAGTCTGGCACGCTGCGCGAACTGCTGCTTGGCGAACAACCCCAAATGCGTCAAGTACGGCGACTGGGATGTCAAGCCGGATTGGACTTGCGATGGCTGGGAGATCGCGATCCCCGAGGTGGCGAAGGCCGAAGCCGTTGACGCTGTGAAAGCCGCTGTGGTCGGTGTGCTCTCGAAAGCGAAGGCGAATGTTGGCAAGCTCAAGGATGTGCTGACATCGCTGTACGGCGACTCGTTCTTGACTGGCGCTCACGACGCGGCGCAAGCGGCTGGTGGGTCTGTGGTGGCGAGCTTGAAGGATGTGAGCGAGTCTGTGCCGAAGGGCTACTGGGACGCTTGGACGCCTGGCTTCGGTGCCGCTGCCGAAGCCGCTGCCGACGGTGGGATGCGCGCGATGCTCGACAAGGCTGAGATCACGATTCAAGGGCTGAGCGAAACCTCGATCGATCGGATCGGCGGCATGGTCAGCGAAGGGCTCTCGAAAGGCGACTCGATCCAGACGGTCGGGAAAGACATCCGCGACGTGCTCGAAGATCCCGCGCGGTCTGAAACGGTGGCGAACACGGAGATGGCTCGTGCTACCTCGGCGGCGAGCGAACAGACCTATGGCGATGCTGGGATCACGCAGGTCGAATGGCTCGCCGAGGATGACGCGTGCCCGGATTGCGAGGCGTTGGCCGCAGATTCGCCGCTTGATCTGGGTTCGGATTCGCCGCCAGATCACCCAAACTGTAGGTGTGCGATTGCGCCCGTTGTGGATCTCGGGACGCCCGACAGTGGTGTAGACTCCGGCGAATGAGCAACTTCCTATTGGAAAGAGGCGCGTCATCTCTCTCACCCAGATCGCGGTAGTCATCGCCGGAGCCTGGCTGATCCTTGTCGGCGCGAACTCCGAACCGAGCACCACGTTGACGCTGGTCGCCGGCATCGCGATCGTCGTGCTGGTGCTGATCGACTCGGACTTTGTGCAGGCGTATCGCACCCGCGCATAGCTTTGAGTAGCTTTTCGTAGGCTTGGCGCTATGCTTGTGCCGTGGCTTTCACGCAAACCACCGTCATAGGCAGATTGCATCTGGCGAACGGCGAACCCGCGAGCTGCGTGCCAGTGACCGCGGCGCTGTCGAAAACGATCCACAACGGGTCATCGCAAGCACCGGTCGGCACGACGACGGTCTCGACGAGCGCCACCGGGGACTTCGCGTTCACGTTGCCGTCGAATAGCGACGAGGGCACGTTCCCTGCCGGCTCGCACTACGCGTTCAAATGCGCTGCGACTGGGTTGAACCAGGAAGCGGTGGTTCCGCCGAGCGAGGAGCCGGTGTTGCTGACGTCGCTGGCTACCGCTGGCGGTGGGGTTGGTGCGACTGGACCTACTGGGCCTACGGGTGGGACGGGCGCGAAAGGTGCGACGGGACCGTCTGGTGGTCCGACCGGCGCAACTGGTCCCGAAGGCGGCACTGGCGGCACTGGTGGCACGGGTGGCACGGGTGGGACTGGGCCGGTCGCTGGACCTGCCGCGTTCGTCAACCCGTCTGGCGGCACGACCGCAGAAGTGATCGAATCCTTGATCGCCGCTGGGATGATGAAAGCGTCCTGATGGGCGATACTCACATCCACATCCACAACCATGCGGGCGAGGCTGTGAAGGCCGAGGACATCGACACGCCCCGCGTGCAGAAGGCTTTGGAGAGCGGCCTAGCGGCGTGCCGGGTCGTAAAGACCGCAGAGGAGCGACGCTACACGCTGGGCGTCGCCTACCCAGCGATGAAGGCCGACACAGCCCGAGCGGCGGACGGGCACCGGGACTTTGTGGGAGCCGAGGCGCTTGAGGCGACGGCCTGGAGCTGGATGACAAAGAGCCGCGACATTGGGCTGTTCCACCAAGGCGGCACCGAGGGGCACGCGACGGTGGTGGAGAGCTACATCTACCGTGGCCCCGACTGGACGATCCCGTCCCCCGTCGACGGGCAGGACTACGTGGTGAAGGCGGGTGACTGGCTCCTAAGCACCGTGTGGGATGAGCACGGCTGGGAGCTTGTGAAGTCCGGGCTTGTGAATGGGTGGAGCCCCGAGGGTGGCGCACGGCGAGCGAAACCGAGTGCGGAGCGCCTAGCCCTTTTGAGGAGCTAGGCGACCCCTACACTATGCCTACCATGACTCGCCATACCGTGCCACGCCTAGCCTCGCCATGCCTGGCCCCGCCTCGCCTTGCCCGGCCTATCCTACTAGAGGAGCCATCCCGTGGAGACTGAGATAACCGAGCTGGTGGAGTTGGACGCGACGAAGGTTTCCGGCGTGGGCACTCCGGCGAACGGTACGCCGTGGCTGGTGTTGAAGGCTGCCGCCGCCGACGGCAAGGAAAAGTGCGGCACCTGCGACGGCAGCGGGAAGATCATGGCGGGCAACCGCGTATGCCCTGACTGTAAGGGGAAGGGCGAAGTCGCCGCGAAGAGCGAGAGCGCGGAGGCCGACGCCGAGGAGGAGGAGGTCACTGGCTCGTCTGCGAAGGAAGCGGAAGCGGTGGACAAGGCTCTGAGCGCCGCCGACCGTAAGGCGATGCCCGCGAGCAGCTTCGCTTTCGTGGACAAGAACGGCGGGAAGCACCTGCCGATCCACGATGAAGCGCACGCGAAAGCCGCGCTCGGCCGCTTCGGCCAGCAGGACTTCAGTGCAGCGAAGGGTGACACTGCCGACGCGAAGCAGAAAGCCGCCGCCAAGATCAAGTCGGCCGCGAAAGAGCACGGCATCGAAGTGGACGACAAGTCCGACGTCGCGGAAGCCGCGTCGAAGAACGCCGCACAGGACGCTCTCGGCGGGCTGGACGAACCCAAACAGGTGGGGCACCTGGACACGGGCCACTCTGGCCTGGTGGGTCCGGTCGTGACGGGCGTGAAGCCGGCGCCGGACGACAGCGCATTGGTCCAGGGTGGCGAGACCACGGCGTTGATCCCCGATGAGCTGAAGGTCACGGACCACGCGCCGGTCTCGCGGACCACGGACGGCTGGGGGATCGTGAACCCGCAGGCGATTGCGAAGGCCATCGCTGCCGCGTCGCTGGTCGAAGCGATGGATGGGCTCGACGCGCAGCGTCAGGCGATCAAGGACGGCACGTTCCCTGAGCCGACGCCTGAGGAGTCCGCGACACCGGGGAACATGCCGTGGGAGTCCTACGACGCCGCGACGCTCAGGCAGGTCGGGGAGACCCTGGCCGGCTGTTGCACCGCGCTGGACAACATCACCGAACGCGAGCGCACGGAGTCTCGTGTCGCTGACGCGGGTGACACATCGAACGCTTGGGATCTTGAAGACGCAGCAGGCGCGCTGGAGTTCGCTCTTGGAACTGTCGCGCGCTTGTCGTACCATGAGGCAGCAGAGGGTGAAGCGACCAAGGGCACGGATGAAGAGGCCGTCAAGGTTGGTCGGATGCTCAGCGGTAAGAACATGACAGCGTTGGAAGCTGCGCATAAACACCTTGGTGCCGTCATCGATGGCGCGAAAGGCAAAACCGATGACGAGGAGATTGACATGGCTTCAGTGACAAAGGATGAGCTTGGCGAGCTGGTTGTGAAGTCCGTCAAGGCGGTCCTCGACCAGGAAAAGCAGGACGCCGAGGCTCAGAAGAAGCTTGCCGCCGAAGAGGCGGAGAAGAACGCCAACAACGGCGGCGACATTTCAACCGCCGACATCAAGCCGACCGCTTCGGCGGACGCGGACGACGTGAACGCTATCCCTGATGGCGGGAAGGTCGACGCGCAGCATGTGAACAAGGGAGCCGACGAGGCTCTCACAAAGCAGGTTTCGGACCAGCTCGAGGATCTGAAAAAGGACCTGGATACCAGGTTGGGTTCAGTTGAGGAGATGGTTGCCAAGTTCGCGAAGCGCCCCCGTGCTGGTGGCCCTTCGCTCGACGGTCAGGCTCGCGGGGCTTTCCCCGGTGCTGAGGGCCGGCTGAGCGACGAGGCGTCGAAGAGCACGCAGGACGCTGAGATCGAGACGCTGGAGAAGTCCCTCGCCGAGGAGACCAATCCGTCGCGTCGCGCTGAGCTTGGCGAGAAGCTGACATACGCTCGGATCTACGCGAGCGTGGGCGGCCAGCAGCTCTAACCGTGTGCGGCCGTGGGGCCGTGCGAGTAATCCCCTTTAGCTGAACTGGAGTTGATGAGATGAACGGTGGAACCGTGCTCGACGTCGAGCAGATCACGAAGGAAACGATCGCGGCTGTAAAGAAGAGCTCGGAAGGCATCATGGCTGGGACGGGTATCCAGGGCGTTGATCTTGGCGGCCAGATCGCCTTGATCCCGGTGAACGTGCCGGCTCGCAACAACACGAGTGCTTTCCCGCGTGTGATCGCGGGTGAGGGTTCGCAGACCGCGACGTGGCGTGCGCTGTTGAACATCAACAGTCAGCAGACGGATGCCGCGGTCGGCATGGACTTCGCGGGTTCGCTGGCAAAGTTCGAAGAGCAGAACTGCTTCGCGCCGTATCGTCCTCTGGCGAAGGCTTGCCGGGTGACGCTGGACGCTGTGGCGGTTGCTCGGAACTGGGCGGACGCTCTGGCGATCGGCAAGCTGCAGACG